TCTTGGTAACAAAATGATGGCTGAAATTACCACATCGATGGTTCGTGATTTGTGTGACCGGATTGTCGAACGCGGTGGTCGGGCAACAGCAGTACAGGCTAGGGAGATCATCAGCAGCGTATACCGTCACGCCAATGACCGTGGTCATGGTTTGTTTAATCCTGCGGCTGACATTAAACCTTCGTCTATCGCCATATTTAAACCACGAGAGCGAACACTGACACCAGAAGAAATTGGCCTGTTCTTCCGCACGCTGGATGCCATTGGTGCTATGGGCACTATGAAAATGGCTTTAAAGCTGGTGCTTATCACTATGGTTCGTAAAGGCGAATTCACCAATGCAACGTGGGATGAAATAGATTTTAAAAAATGGACATGGACAATTCCTTCAGACCGCATGAAGGGAAGCCGGGCGCACGTTATTTACCTGCCTAAACAGGCACAGGATATATTGGTTGGGTTGCAGATGTGCGCTGGTGGAAGTGAATATCTGGTTCCTGGTCGTTACAATTTCCGGAAGCCATTATCTAATGCCGCGCTGAACTCTCTGATCGACAGAACGGTGAAAATAATAAATGAAGATGGTGAGCATATTCAGGGCTTCACCGTACACGATATGCGCCGTACAGCCAGTACGTTGTTGCATGAGGCTGGTTATCCTTCAGACTGGATTGAAAAGGCTCTGGCACATGAGCAGAAAGGTGTGCGCGCCGTATATAACAAAGCGGAATACGCCAGACAGCGCGCCTACATGTTGCAGCAGTGGGCCGATATGATTGATTCATGGATTGACGGGGAGCATACGGATCTGATTCCGTTCTCCCCGTCGAAGTTTGAGAAGTGGATGGCGGGGGAATAACGTTTAATAGTTCTGCTGATTTTCTTCCATCTCTGCTTCTGCTGCCAGTGATTCAATTTTGTTTTCGAATATTGCTGACAGTGTTGCAAATTCAGCATCAGTGACAGCGGGAATTGGAACAAACCTGATCCCGCTGTGTGCAAGCATGTTTGCAGTTTCAAGGCATTTTCTTAAATCTGCTGGTGATGCCCTGTTCATGCAGCACGCTCCCGCCCCTGGATGTCTGTTGGTGACAGCGGAGCATTGCTGAATGCATTTGTTAATCCGCCAATATCCAACGCGTATCCAGGGTGTAGTTGCACTGCCGGGTCTTCGCACTGATTACCCCAAACATCGAAGCCATGAGACGTCTGGCGGGCGAACAGTTCAATGCGAGAAACATCGCCTAATAATTGCACAAGTTTTTCACGAACGATATCTGGCTTTCTTGAATGCTCAAGCCGCGGTGCGGTAAATGACTGAACGATCCCTGCATTAATGCGCGTAGGTAGTTTTCCCTTTACCGCAAACAGGCAATCTTCACTATTGGCGCGAGTCATGTGTCCCATACCCATAACCAGTTTATCTGGTTGTCGACTACCACATTTTATCCACGTGAAGCCCTTCATCGTCATCAGACGAAATCCCCAGGCTTCAACAACTTTTAGTGCTTCGAGTGGTTGTGTTGGCACCCACCACATGGCCAACAGACAGTTTTCAGCGGTCAAATCCCACACAGGAAGGCGGCAGATATCCAGCACACTCATAACTGGATATTTAAAACCGGCACCGCGATTACCATCTGCGGCTTTGTCCCGGTATACCCAGGGTGGATCTGCATAGATTAGTGTGTATTTCTTAGTCATAAACCACCCCACAACATCCTATGCCGCTATAGTCGCCACGGCGAAGGCCGTTACCTTTTGTGATACATTGGTCCCTGCGAACCGCGATCCTTGCACGTTCAACATCACCAGAAGCAACATCCATACACTGAAGCCAAAGGTGAGCGGCAATGCGGAACTGCCCTTTTTTCTCTCTTTCAATCGCGCGTTTTTCGATCTCTATCGCCGCAGGAGTAACGGCGACAATCTTTGACGGACTGCGCATTGAAACCTTATTCATGTGGTATTTTTCAAGTCGGCTTAACTTTCTCACTTAATCCAACCCTCTCTGAAAATTAATGCCAGCAGATAAAGCCATGCTGAAACAGAGGCCAGGAATAAGTACCATCCTGACCATTTGATCCAGTGCCTTAGCAGCGCACTCATGCAGCGTTGCTCACGGGACGATATACACGTTGCTGAACAGGAGGTTTTTTACCCTGGAACTCTGCCGGGCTTGCTGCCTGACGTTCATCAAGCCAACGCTCAACTTCGTCACGGTTCCATGCGCAGCGTTTATCGGTGATATACCAGCGTTTAGGAAATTCCCCTGCGCGCTCCATACGGTCGATAGTGCTCCATGACAGTGGCACCACCGCCAGGAGTTCCTTCTTACCTAATGCACCTTTCATAAATACCTCTCTTGGTTGCAGTGCGGCGCGCGTGGCGCCGCGGTGGTGGTTACATAGATGTTTCGTTTAATTCTTCCCGACGAACGCTGTAAACGTCGGTGGCTTTTGCCAGCAGTTCGTCATCATCTGAAAGTTTTTGTGCAATGTATTTGTAAGCCTTATCCAGTTCGGAGACAGTGCTGTAATTCATCGCTGCGCTGGTAAAGGCCATCAGCATTTCTTCTGGATCACGGCTATCCGCTTTACGAGTTTGCTCATCAGGCTTTTTCACTGGTTTAGCGTTGATCAGACTGTTCATTCCCGCAGCAGTAGTTGTTTGCGGAGTAATGTCTCGCTCAACGCGCGGTGCCGTTTCCTGTAATTCGTCAGGGGTGTAAACACCGAGAAGCACATCAGGAGCGTGCAGGCGAGCCCATCGTTTCGTGCAAAGATAGGCAAGCTGCTGGCGCGGATCCTGTTCCCACAATGGAGAGTTACGCACTCCGGCTTGCGCCATACTGATGGTAAGCTCACGGGGTTCTGTTTCACCTTTAAGAACTGCTGACACAGTTACCGTCAGATTCGGTGATTTATCTGTTTTGCCGTTAACATTCGACCAGTCACCGCTCCAGCGATAATTCAGGCGTGTCGCCAGCAGGCTGGAAGAGGATACGACCGCGTTTACCAACTGTGCTTCGTAGCCTAACGTTCCGTTTACCACATGCGTTTTCTGCGCCACGGCGAAAGGGTTCATTCCCCACTGTGCCGCCTGCATAGTCACCGCCAGGCAATCGGCAGGTTTGCCTTCAAGATGTTTCGGTACAGTCGCTTTGCTTTGTGACATCAACTCCGCGAAACGCACCAGTTGATTCATGCCCTCGGGGCTGAAGATTGCCGCAGCAGTGCCTACAGTTGCGCCTGGTTGTGATGTGATTGCGATATCATTGCTCATACATACATATCCTGTTTACGTGCCCAGTCAGGGCGTTTAATAATTTCCACGCCGCCCCATTCATCATTTATGCGGCATTCGTGATAGGTATTCAGATCCCGGCGGAACAGAGCGTGCCCGGCATCGACATCCGGCGCATCCAACTCGAACACGCGTACCGGATACCGACCACAATCAATGCTTTCGCTCACGGCAAGAAAGAAAAAACCATGCGGTTGACCAGTAACCCTCGTTGCGCCTTCGCGGTACATTGCGTCCTGCACGTGGTAGCGGAATTCCTCGATGTGGCGTGCAAAACGGTCCATATCTGCAACCTTTTTCACGTCGACGATCACGTTGTGCTCGTTCAGCCATTTGTCTGGACGAATTCGGCACAACTCACCCGTCTCTTCATCGTTCCAGTACATTGATGCTTCGCAGTAACCAGGTGCTTCCAACATCCAGCGTGCCGCCGGATGAGCCATTGCGCTATCACGCATGAGCTCAAGTTTTCGCCACTGCTCGACATCAAGTACCGTAATACCCATATCCGCCACATCACGAAGAAATGCTTCTTCGTCAGCTTTACCTTGTTTTGTCCGACGATCGAATTTCGGTGACACGATGAAGCGTTTGTCGAATTCTCCAGGTTCCAGAAGCAGGCAGTGCAATGCGGTTCCCATATCCAATGCAGACTTTTTCTCTTCGTCTTCTGGTGCTGCCTGAACCCATTTAAGAAGCGCCGGATTCTTGGCAACCATGTCCAGTTGCGACTTACTCACGCCGTCACCTGCGTGGTAGTCTTCGTTGCTGATGCCGAAATAAATTCCCGGTTTCATGCCGCGTCCTTCTGTCCATCAAGCTGATCCGCCAGATCCCAGCGGGCGATAATTGCCATTGCCTCTCGCCGATAGGCATCCATCAGTTCTTCGAACTCAGGGCTGTCTTTAGCAGCCTCCAGTACTTCCTGACGAACGCCTTTGCCTGTTACAACGTCGAAAGTTGATGACAGTTGATGAAGTCGGATGCTCTCAATCAGTTCAACTTGTCGGTCATATAGCTGTTCTGACAGGTGGTAGTCCTTGTCGAATGCCTGCATGATTTTTTGAAGATTTTTCTGCTGATTAACGTTCATTATCAGCCCTCCCATATCTCGTTATCGTTGGCCACATCGCGAGCTTCTTTGCTGACGAAAGCCCACTTAATGCCTTCCTGTAAGGTGCGGAACTTCCAGCTCATGAATCCGCATGCAGTAACGCAGTACCAACCGTTGATGATTTTCCACTGCATAATTTGTTACCTCGGTCTGTTACCGTTGAGGTAATGATTATGCGTATCTGGTTTGATGTCAATAGATATGAGTTAAAAAAATTACCCATAAGGTAATCTTGCTGG